AATAGATACTGAAAGCTCAATGACTTTCTTAGGTATTGAGGAACAAAAAGAAGAAAGACAAAGACAACGAGTTCGTGAACTTCTTGAAAAAAGAAAACAAAAGGAAACACAAACAAATTAATAATAAATAAATTTTAAATAAAATGGAAAAAATACTAGTTGAAAATCCTGGTCGGTTCGTCATATTCCCTATCGAACACAATGATATATGGGAATTTTACAAACAACACCAAGCGGCATTTTGGACGGCAGAAGAGGTGGATTTGAGTAATGATATTAGAGATTGGGAGAAACTTACAGAAAATGAACAATATTTTGTTAAGAATGTTTTATCATTCTTCGCAGCATCTGATGGAATTGTCAATGAAAACTTGGCGGAAAACTTTTACCGTGAAGTTCAGTACCCTGAGGCTAAGTTCTTTTATGGGTTTCAGTTAGCGATGGAAAATATACACTCATTGATGTATTCGTTATTGATTGACACATACATATCTAATGCAAAAGAAAAAGACGAATGTTTCAATGCAATTGATAGATTACCCGCAGTACAGAAAAAGGCTAAGTGGGCGTTAGATTGGATTGAAAATGCTTCATTTGCGGAAAGATTAGTTGCGTTCGCGGCAGTTGAAGGTATTTTCTTTTCAGGTTCATTTTGTTCTATCTTTTGGATGAAATCAAGAGGTATCATGCAAGGATTGTGTAACGCAAATTCACTTATCTTCAAAGACGAAAACCTACACTGTGATTTTGCAATTCACTTGTTAAACAATCACTTGGAAGATAAACCATCTGAAAAAAGAATTAAACAGATTCTATTATCGGCATTAGAAATCGAAAAAGAATTTATCACTGAATCACTTCCAGTTTCACTTATTGGTATGAATTCTAATCTTATGAAACAATATCTTGAATTTGTTGTTGATGGATTGTTAGTTAAATTTGGTTGTAGTAAAGAATTCAATGTAGAACAACCATTTAAGTTTATGGAGCAAATTGCTGTTGAAACAAAAGGTAACTTCTTTGAATCAAGAACCATGGAATATCAAAAAGCGAAATTAAACGAAACAATAACATTTACAGAAGACTTTTAATTTTAGAATATGTCATTAAAAATAAATAAACGAGTAGGAGAGGGTGTATCGTTTAACCCTCAGAAAATCTACAATAGAGTTAAACGAGCGTCTAAAGGTTTGAATGTAAATTCGGACGAGATTTTTATTAAAGTGATTACATCGGTACCAACTGAGGGTGAAGTTACAACTAAGGAACTTGATAAATTAGTTTACGAAATTGCGGCTTCTTACACAGGTAGTCACCACGACTATTCTAGATTGGCGTCGAGTGTTGCGATCTCATCATACCATAAAGAAACAAATGATAGTTTTTCTCAAACAATGATGTTGCTTTATAGTGATGGTATTATTAATGAAAAATTAATTGAAACAATTAAAGAATATGGTGAGGACACTATTGATGCGGCAATTAATCACGATAATGATTATAACTTCGATTACTTCGCTTGGAGATCTTTACAGGAAATGTATCTACTAAAAAGACCAAACGGTAAAGTAGTTGAAAGACCACAACACATGTATATGAGAGTTGCTCTATGGGTTACGGATAATATGGCAGACGCATTTGAGTATTACAAATCATTGTCAAATCAGTTGATTTCTAAGGCAACACCAATCATGATTAATGCAGGAACAAAAGTTCCTCAGTTAGCATCTTGTGTACTTCACTACAATAATTCAGATTCAAGAAAAGGTTTGTTAGATACATTGAATGACATCTCAACTTTCTCATCAGACGCGGCGGGGATTGGTTTATCTATGTCTAATATTCGTAGTAAAGAAAGTCGTATCACTACTTCAGGTGGATATGCTGGTGGTCTTTTGAAATACTTGAAGATTGTAAATGAGTCACTTAGATTCTTTAATCAACAAGGTCGTAGACCTGGTAGTGCTGCTATCTACCTTGAACCTTGGCACAAAGATATTCTTGATCTATTAGATATCAAAAAGAATACAGGTGCTGAAGAATTGAGAGCTCGTGATTTATTTACCGCACTTTGGATTCCAGACAACTTCATGAACGCGGTTAAAAATAACGATGATTGGTATTTGTTCTGTCCTAATGACATTGTAAAGGCGGGATTGAAACCATTACAAGAATGTTATGGTGACGAATACGAGGCGGTTTATAATACTGCGGTAACTATGGGGTTGGGTAAAAAAGTAAAAGCTCAAGACATTTGGTCTAAAGTGATAGAATCTCAAGTTGAGACTGGTGTTCCTTACTTATGTTCTAAAGATAGTGCCAACAGAAAAACTAATCATCAAAACATCGGTGTGATCAAACAATCAAATCTTTGTAATGAAATTTATCAATATACTGATGAGGAAACTACAGCAATTTGTACACTATCTTCAATGGTATTAAAGAACTTCATTCAAAGTGGTAAATTTGATTTTGAATTGTTATTCACGGAAGTTAGAAAGGTTGTTAGATCATTGAATAAAGTTGTTGACATTAACAACTACTCAACTCAAAAAGGTTTGAAAGGTGGTTTAGAACAAAGAGCAATTGCAATTGGGACTCAGGGATTGGCAGATGTATTCTATTTGATGGATTATATTTTCACATCTGAAGAAGCTAAAAAACTTAATAAAAACATTTTTGAGACAATCTATTACGCAGCAATCTACGAAAGTAATCAATTGTGTATGAATGGTAAGTACGAACAATATAAGTTCTTTAAAGGGTCACCAATGTCGCAAGGAGTATTCCAATTTGATATGTGGGGATTAGACGAAACGCAACTTTCAGGAATGTGGGATTGGAGTAAACTTAAAAAGAGTGTAGCCGATTACGGTGTTTGTAACTCATTATTTACAGCTCAAATGCCAGTTGCGTCTTCAGCTAAGATTACAGGTTCATATGAAATGACAGAACCGGCTCACTCGGCTATTTTTAATAGAAGAGTTGTTGGTGGGGAAATCATGATAGTAAACAAATACTTAATTAATGATTTTGAAAAAATTGGAATTTGGTGCGAAGACTTGAAAAATGAAATAATTATAAACGAAGGATCAGTTCAAAATATTAATTTTAACAACTATTTGGATCCTGAAGATAAAAATTACAATAAGAAAGTTAAACGAATTGAACATTTAATTCCTAAGTATAAAACTATTTGGGAGATCTCACAAAGAGAACTTATTGATATGGCGGCAGATAGAGCACCATTCATTGATCAATCACAATCAATGAACATTTATATGTCAAACCCAACATTATCAAAGATTACTTCATCACATTTCCACTCTTGGGAAAAAGGATTAAAGACTCTTTGTTATTATGTTAGAACAAAAGCGATATCAACAGGAGCGAAACATTTAGCGTTGGATATGTCCAAAAAACAAAAACCAAAAGCAACTCCTGAACCACCAAAAGTTGATTATTCTCACTTGAATTTACCACCAAGACCTGAGAGTTCTGACTTTGAATGTTTTGGATGTTCATCATAAATTTTAAATCACTGAGAAATCAGTGATTTTTTTTTACTTAAAAAAAGTGTAAGTTATATTTATATGTGATATGGCTAATGGTATAACTTATGGAATTGCGTTCCCTTTTGTAGATTCTTTTACAGGAAGATACCTTGATGTTACTAATAGTACGGAAGGTGAAATCAGAGCAAATCTTGTACACCTATTGTTAACTAGAAAAGGTAGTAGATATTTTTTACCTGATTTTGGTACAAGATTGTATGAATATATATTCGAACCATTAGATGGTCCAACATTTTCTGATATAGAAAATGAAATTAGAGATACTGTAAGAAACTACATGCCAAATTTACAAGTTACAAATATAACGGTTGAAGATGCTTCTACGGGATTAGAAGACAAAGGATTCACTGTTAATCAAAATGGTGAACGAGAATTTAAAGTTACTAATATTGCAACATTAGAACACACTGCCAGAATAAAAATTGATTACAGAGTCACAGACTCGGCCTTTGAGTCTCAAGATTTTATAATACTTAATATTTAATTATATATGGCAGAAAAGAAGATTTCCTATACGGTGAGGGACTTTCAAGGAGTAAGAACTGAGCTAATTAATTTTACAAGAACTTACTACCCTGATTTAGTTCAGAACTTTAACGATGCAGGTATTTTCTCTGTAATGTTAGATTTGAATGCTGCGGTAACAGATAACCTTAACTATCAAATAGATAGAAGTATTCAAGAAACCGTACTACAGTTTGCACAACAAAAAAATTCTGTTTACAATATTGCAAGAACATATGGTTTAAAAGTACCAGGTCAAAGACCTTCAGTTGCGTTAGTGGATTTTTCTATTACTGTTCCTGCTTTTGGGGATAGAGAAGATTTAAGATACTGTGGGGTATTAAGAAGAGGTTCACAAGTAAACGGTGCGGGTCAACCATTTGAAACTGTTTATGATATTGATTTCGCATCACCAATAAATGCTGAAGGAGCTCCAAATAGAATTAAAGTACCAAATTTTGATTCTAGTGGTAAGTTAGTAAACTACACAATTACAAAAAGAGAAGTTGTCGTAAACGGAATTACAAAGGTCTTTAAAAGAGTTATAACACCAAACGATAGTAAACCTTATTTAGAATTGTTTCTACCTGAAAAAAATGTTTTGGGTATAACTAGTGTTTTGTTAAAATCTGGTACTCAGTATTCCACAATACCAAACCCACAAGACTTTATTACTATAGGACCTGAAAGATGGTTTGAAGTGGATGCTCTTGTTCAGGATAGAGTTTTTGTTGAAGACCCAACTAAAACTTCTGATCAACCTGGTATTAAAGTTGGGTTATATATAACGACATCTAATAAGTTTATTTCTGAATATACACCTCAAGGTTTCTGTAAGTTAACATTTGGTGGTGGTAATATTTCTGCTGACGAACAATTAAAAGAATTTGCAAGAGACGGTAAAGGTTTTGATCTTAGTCGTTACACCAATAATTACGCTATGGGTGCTGCACTTTCACCAAACACAACTTTATTTGTTCAGTACAGAATAGGTGGTGGATTATCAAGTAATGTTGGTATCAACACAATAACTCAAATTGGTACTGTTTCATTTGCGGTTAACGGACCATCGGCAAGTGCCAATGTAAGTGTAACCAATAGTTTACAGTGTAATAATGTTACTGCGGCAATTGGAGGGGCTAACCCACCAACAACTGAAGATGTTAGAAACATGGTATCATTTAACTTTGCGGCACAAAACAGAGCGGTAACGGTAAATGATTACAATTCAATTTTAAGAACTATGCCAGCACAGTTCGGGGCACCTGCTAAGGTAGCTATAACTGAAGAAAACAACAAAATTAGAATTAAAATGTTGTCTTATGATTCAAGTGGTGTATTAACAAATGTTGTATCAAATACATTAAAACAAAATGTTGCGAACTACCTTTCTAATTTTAGAATGATTAATGATTATATATCTATTGAGGCGGCCGAAACTATAGACTTAGCGGTAACTGTAGATGTGGTGTTAGACAATAGTCAGAACCAAGGTGCGATAATTGCAAAAACAATAGAAATAGTTACAGACTTCTTTAATCCTTTAGTAAGGAACTTAGGTCAGAATGTTAATATATCAGAACTAAAAAGATTAATCCAATCTGAAAACGGTATCGTTTCAGTTTCAGATGTTCTGTTCTTCAACCAAGTTGGAGGTCAATACTCATCAACTCAAACTTCGATGACATATTTAGACCCTGTAACAAGACAAATCCAACCAGTTGCAGATACTTTATTTGCAACACCAACTCAAATTTACCAAGTTAGATACCCAAATAAGGACATTAATATCAGAGTTCTTAATCTTAAGTCTGTTAATTTCTCTTAGTGATTTATTTTTTTTGAAAGAAACCTATTTTTTATTGAAAATAGGAAATAAACTATTTATCAAAAAAAGGAAAATTAATGTCTAAATCATATAGAATAAGGACACAAGTTGGTGTCGATAAATACATAAATGTAAATTTAGAACAAGATTGGGAACAACTTGAGATATTGTCTCTGAAGATTCTTGCTAATAATATTTACACTCGTTTTTGTGCCGATTACGGTGTTGTAACGGGTCGTGTATTTGTAAATGGGGGGTTTGGATTACCAAATGCTAAAGTATCAATTTTCATTCCTTTAACTGATACAGACGAATTAGATCCCGTTATTTCAGAACTATACCCATTTAGAAGTATTAATGATACAACTGAAGAGGGTTACAGATATAACCTACTACCTAAGTTACCTTCATACGATGGACATGTATCCACAGGGTCATTCCCAAACAAAGGGGATGTATTAATGAATGAATCATATATTGAGGTAT